GAGATCCTCGAACAGTTCCAAAGCTCTAGAGGTAACATCTGCTTCTCCGACGTACTTTCCCGCGGGATGCGAGACAGTACGGTTACGGCTAGTCGATGCGCCACCGCTAAAAGAGCCAATTAAGGCTTCATAGGGTGGAACCTCGCCAATCGTGGTTTCGATAAGCAACCTTGCCCAATCAACGAACGCGTCGAATCGGACCCCCGGAAGAATTTGGTAATCCGGTGGGTAAGTTACGATTCTATCGTTCGTTGCTGCATTATCAGCTTCGGCAGCAAGCCACTTGTTAATGGCACGCTGACGTCGGACAGATGCAGGGTCCGTGTCCTTAGACACGAACTTATCCAGAAAAGCCTTCTTTAGGTAGTCGGTTTTAATCGACCACCCGTGGAGAGACTGAATCTTCTGGATGAACTCGGTTGTTATCGACTCGGTTACTCGTCGATTCGCGCACGGTTTGTGTGCTCTTTTCGGAGTGCTCATACATGGGTATCCCTATGGTTTGAGGTAGTTGCGTACGGCTGTACGTAACCATCAGGAACACGAGCACGAGCCCAAACACCATCACCATCAACCCGAAGGTCAACAGTGTGAGTTCGGACACATGACCGCGTAAAGGAGTATCAGCCATTTAGACTAATACACCCCCTGAAGCTTCGTCAGAACATCATTGGTCCACTTACTCGGGTCAAGACTCGAGTAGAGGAGACCAACGGCATCCTTCCTCTCCTGTTCGGTGCTCAAAGCACTGAACTTGAGGTCCAGATCCACATACGAAGTACGGACTACGACAGGTGTCGCGATCCCGTTGATCGTCTGGGTCTGAACGATAGGAAGAATGAGGCGAACGGAAATTATATAATTCCCATTCGCCGTGCGACGAGACGATACGGTGTACCGGTTATCGCCAACGGGCACGCCCGTTGACTCCACGACAGTTGCGACGTTCCCCACGATGTCCCGAGGGACATACGTGTGGTTCACCGGTGTGCCGGCCATGTCCGTGAGAACTAGGTTTGCAAGTTGAGGCATTGTTGTCTCCAACATACATCGGAACGGGATTGTCCCGAGTAGGGTAGCTTGGTATACAAGCTAGACAAGTCTAACCCTTAACGGAGGCCAGGCATCTGTCGCCAAAGCGCAAGCGCATCAGCGATGTGGGTTGAAGTGAACGGGTTCTGCTTCGTATACGGAAGCGGTGTGGGAAATGAATACAGGGGAGTCCTGCGCATGCAGAACTTCTGTACCATATACTCACCCGGATCACGTATCGAGACAGTCGGCGGAAAATATTTGCCAGAGCATATTTCAGTGCCCTCGCTCAGCTCCGTCACCGAACCCGAAACGAACGTTAATCCCGCTTTCGCAGAACATGCCTCTAAAACGTTACCGATCGGGACAAACCAATCGATAGCGAATGACCAGGGCATTAATTCCCAGGCCACACTTAGAGGGTTTATCAGGTTCCACTGATTAGCTTGAACAAGTTCCGGAATGTTGACTACTGCATCAATTCGGCATTTAGCACGATGATGCGTGTTGTAGTCGCCCTTCCAGTTCGCATTAAAGCTTTCAGTGCCTTGTTGAGTCCGATGGGCAGTGTGACCAGCAGAGACCAGAAGGTCTTTCTTGGTGACTGTTCCAAAGGAATCATAAGCCGCTTTCGCGTCTTTAAGTAACGGTTTCCAACCAAACTGGTAGGCGAGCCACAAGTTCGCTGGAATCCGTCCTGATAACATACGACGGAAGTTAAGCCCCAGTTGTCTCGCGACTTCTGGGAATTCCCCACGTTTGAATGCCTTCATGGCTTTCCAAACGGAAATGCAGGGGTCCGCCATCATGCGGAGAGCTTGTCTGCCTTCACCAATGTTAGAACCCATATCGACGGATTGACCGCCAATTTTGTCAAGGGTTCGTACAACGGCTTCATTCCAGAGATTCGATCTATCCGGATTATTGATATCCGGTCGATTCCCTGAGAACCAGCCGTTCATTGTCGTGGCGAAATAAGCATCAGAAGTGGTCGCGAACGGCAACCCAGTCCACTGACTTCCGTCAGGGTAAACTGTGTTACACGGCGACTTCATTCCAATGTGACCAATATCCAAAAGATAAGAGGTCGGGTAACGCCACGGAGTCCCACCAGGAAGATGCGCGATGTGAGTCAACGCACCGGTTTACCAGTGGTAATCCTGCATAGTATAAGTGTAGCCAGCAAGATTGGTCCAGTACCTTACGGGACTGTTACCATTTACGTAGCTACTCCACGCAGGCACAGACATAATAGTTCTCCATTAACAAAGAGAACATTGCTGAAGCTTGCCGTTAACAAACTCCGCCAACCCATCGGAATCCGATGGAGCTGGACAATGTCCAGATACCGCCAGGTACTCTCGAACACAAAGGAATGACTCTAGTTCTACGATTCACACGTAGTAAGACCACAAGTGGTTTTGGGGTTTCAAAAACCTTAACTAAAGTTCATCCTCAGCGCCAACCTAGGGTTACCTAGGCTTAGCAGCTGGTGGGAGA